TTGCGCAAAAGGAGTAAGTCCACCCCTTGGTAGGGAGGACTCTGGGAGTTTAAGAACGACGTCATGCACTGATTTATGCTCTTTTCCGTAACGGTATCTATACTCGTCATTGAGGGCGAGGGCGTAACAGAAAAGCCATTCGTAATTTTCCAACGATACCCTAGCCCATATAGTGCAAGGGTGATTATACATAGTAGGAAGATAAGGAAAAGCTCTATCTGGTTTTGTTTTGGCTTCTTTGATGACCGCCCATTCTTCTGAGGTGAGTTTTCGGGGGATGTGTCCAAGGTATTTCTCTATCCAGTGATTGGTGCAGAGCATCTGAGCTGCTTCAAGTGGCATCTTTACGATGTGCTTGTCAACATGATACTCTGCACATAGGTCTACGTTTTCGTCAAGTATAAAAATATTCATACGAGTATTATACTCGCATGAGCACTAAATGTCAAGAAACATTTTCTAGTCTGGACATCAATCTTTCGGCTCGATTTGTTACCTGTCGATACCAACGTGAATCTCGGCCTTCTTTTGCTGCTTCTTTCCAATCTTCTACCTTTAATGCTGCATTCATTTTCTTAAATTTCGATAAACGAGGACGACCCATATTAAACATCATGTTTACTAGAATCTCTTGAACTTCACCAGGAAAGTCTTCAAAGTAATCTTCTCCATAAAGAACAGCACACTCTCGAACAGCGGTGTCACAGTCTACTGTGAACGCAACTTGAACTCGCTCAAACGGTATTACTGTTCCTACGGGCATACCGTATTCTGGGTCTTTCTCGGTTATAAGATGTCCGATACCAAAAGTTGGGTAGCCTAGATGGTCTAAGTAAATCTCATACTTAATCCCTTCATCAATTTTTAATGTATCAAACAACCTTTCTCTATTCATTTCATTCCTCTTCGCTTGCTCTGACGAGAGCATTGTGTATATCCATATAACCAGCTTCCATAGCTGCTGCATACATTCCTTCATCAAATCCGAAAACATTATACAATGCCCATCTATAGGAACCTTTGTGTTGTAGTTCCGCTTTGTGCATAAGTGCTGTTACTGCAAGAAATGCCATCTCTCTAGTCTCAGGGCTGGCATCTTCCCACCAAACTGTGGGGGACTCTCCATACCAATCCCAGCGTCCCCCAAGAATTGGGGATGCTTTTTGTTCTTCTAATTCTTTGCTCATCAATCTCTCCCAGGTTCTACGTTTCATTCTACATCAAATATACCGAGAGCAAAGTTTTCTGCACAATCTTCTGCATAGCTCTCTGAGTGCCCATAAAGCACTCTTTTCTCTCTTACTACTCCGTCTAGTAATAAATCTACATAGAAGCCATGAAGGTCTTTTCTGACATGAGCTTCTCTTGTTCCGTCCTCACTAAAATAAGCTGAAAGCACTTCGTGCATTATTTCTCCCTTGCAATTCCTTTTGCTTTTTCATATGAGCGCATACCGCCCAATCCTAACATACCCAGTAGAACTGGCATCATTGTTTCTAATTCAATGAGAGGCACTACTACTGGACTTTCCATAAGTGCTAGAACAAAATTAGTCATAGGCACTATAATAAAGTTAGATAACATACCCAGGCCGCATATCCATCCGATTGCGGGACGCCAACCTGCTACAAACAAAGACTTATGGGCTGCCTCTGTCTTATTCACTTCTACTTGAGCCATCACTTCTGCGTGATGCTGCTTTTCTGCAAGCGTAGAAATCTCGTGTGCAAGTCTGTTTGCTTCGTCTTTATCTTCGATAAACTCAGAAACTAATCCTGTTACTGGGCCTACTAACTCTTTTATAAAACCTAAAGCCATTTTACTCTCCTATCTATCAAAACAAAAATGCGGGGCCATTGCGACCCCGCTGCGATTTGTTAATTAGTGTGCGACTGCGGCGACCGTAAGTATTCCGAATACTATGAGTTGACCCCATAGAAATTCGCAAAACGGCCCGTCACAAGAATTAACAAAGTCTTCAAGACTTGTTTTGATCTTGTTCACTGTTTTCCTCTAGTTAATCGTAATGATTCGTGGCCTATCTTCTTCTGGAACTATCTCATCCAGATCAATACATAGTAGACCTTTGTTCATGTAAGCTGTGTTGAGTTGGATATGTTTTCCTACTGTAAAAGTACGAGTGAACTCTTTTCCGCTCAACCCCTTGTACACATATGACTCTTCTGTGGTTTCCGTTTGCTGCTTACATAAACCCCTCACCGTCAATACATCTTTTAATTGTGAAATCTCGATGTCTGACTTGTTCCACCCTGGAACCGCTATTTCTACACGGTAGCCTGGGGCAGTTTTTACGATGTTATAACGAGGATAACCCGTATCTGTGTTGTGGTTTACATTTTCAAAACGGTCGAATCCCAAAAAGAATTTATTGAAATCCGCCATAGTAATTGTCTTTGCGACACTATTCATTTTCTTTCTCCATTTGTGTCCTTTCGGTACACTCTGTGAGTCCTTGCGGTACTCGTTTTTTGTTTTGGGCTTTAAAGGTGCTCCGACCTACATTCTTCTTGCTTTGGTGAATATAAGTGTTTATATTCTTCGTTTAACTCCTCTTCGAGAACTTCAATACGACCTTCCAACCAGCCGGCAGCAGTAATTATATGCCCTGTGGCACTCGGTCTTACTCTTGACCGCGCATACGCGAGTTCTCTTCGTAGCGCAGCTATTGTAACTTCTTTCTCAAACACGTTCATTCAGTCATCCTCTAGTTCAATGACTCCAATTGAATGTAAATAATCCAATGCAGCCTCAATTCCTTTTTGTTCTCCAATCTTCCAACTTGTGTAAGACGAGCCTATCAGACAAAACCCTATTATGAGTATTAACTCTGGTGTTAGCATATGAAACTCCGTTCAACTTAACCTATGGATTTAGGGTAATTTCAAGTGTATATTATACTTGACTTGAAGAAATTTGTCAAGAAATATTTTTGGGGTCGTTATTGTGACTCATAAAAATAACTCTTGACATTTGAGGTTAGGTTTCGTATAATATGATACAATAATTGAAAGAAAAGAATGAGAAAATACACTAAAAAGCCTTGGTCACACGACGAGAGAACAACACTATCGCAGAACTACTATACTGTAGATGCTGAAACCTTATCGGAATTGTTACCGGAACGTAGCCGAGCAGCGTGTATAAAACAGGCAAAATACTTGAGGGACAGAGGATGGAAATTCAAAAAGTCTTAAAAGCCTGTATGTTTGGTACTGGACTGCTGTGGAGCGCGGAAGCTGTCGGAGACGAATACTTGCTAGAGCAAGTTAACTGTCTTGCACAGAACATCTACTTTGAAAGCAGAAATCAACCAAAAACAGGAAAAATTGCAGTATCACAGGTAGTAATGAATCGAGTGCAATCACCGCTCTTTCCTAACACTCCCTGTGCAGTCGTAAAACAACAAGTCTGGCGTAGAGGTAAAGCTGTATGTCAATTTAGTTGGTTTTGTGACGGTAAATCTGATAAGCCCGAAGATGGGCCGATTTGGAATGAAAGCGTTTACTTAGCTCTTGGTATCTATACTAAGAGCTATTTTGATGTAACAGAGGGCGCTTTGTGGTATCACGCCACTTATGTAAGCCCCAATTGGGCCAAGACCTATAAACAAACGGTGAGAATAAATGACCACATCTTCTACAAATAAAGCATTTAGGAAAGTAATGGAAGAACTGGAACAAATTAAAATGGATATGGAACTTGAGGAGCTCGACTTTGATGACGACTCCTATGAAGACCAGGATGACTACTCTGAGGACGAAGATTCCTACTATGAGCCTGACGAAGCGCAGGAATGGTATGACTTTGACCCAGACTGTTAAAGACATAGGACATGAATGAAAATAAGAGTTAGAAATAACAATGTAAACAGTGCTTTGAGAATGTTCAAGCGAAAAACTAAAGACGTAATAATGGAAGTGCGAGAGCGCCAAGAGTTTGAAAAGCCCTGTTTAAGAAGAAATAAAGCAAAAGCAGCAGCAAAACTGAGAGAGAAAAGAAGGCAACGGAATGGACATGGACACGATAAGCAATTTTGAACTGGTAGGTGATTTTATGGCAGCTTTCGGACAGAAGGTTGAGATAGAACCCACACTCAGTGATTTTAACACACGAGAGCTTCGGCTTGAGCTAATTCGAGAAGAGTTAGATGAGCTACACACAGCAGTAGATGATAAAGACATAGTAGAAGTTGCTGACGCACTCACTGACCTACTTTATGTAATCTATGGTGCAGGTCACGCTTTTGGTATTGACCTGGACGAATGTTTTCTTGAAGTCCATAACAGCAATATGTCGAAACTTGGGGAAGATGGAAAGCCAATCTATCGAGAAGATGGAAAGGTAATGAAAGGGCCACACTTCTTCCAACCCGACCTTGCTGAAATCTTAGTATAGCAATCCCACCTCACACGTATAGGTAGGAATTCGCCTGCCTATACTGCTTCCGGCGCAACGCCAATCTTTTTTTCGATTTTTGAAAATCTTTTTCTGTTTTTGAAAATTTTCTTGTTGAGTTGCCCACAAGGAATCCGTCTCTTCCTTCCAAATTAAAAATTTTAAGTCACCCGCTACCTATATAAACCCCGCTACGGTTTGAGAAAAATATTTCTTGACACCTCACCTCTTTTTCGCTATAATTAGCTACGTAGGCACAGGTCTATGGGAGAAAAACTATGGTAAGCTTTGAAACGTGGTGGAAGTATAGAGACGGAAAGGAAGGCACTATCATAGTATGCGTTCTGATAGTTTTGTTTGCGTTTTTACATTATGCAGATAGGACGAAGGGAGCTGGGCCAGAGATTTGTCACAACTTCTGTTCTTCGGGAAAAGGTGGGATTCTGGGGCAGCCAGAGAAAATGAAATGTGTGCAGAAAGAAAAACGGGGCTAAAAAGCCCCGCTCTCACTCGTTACCACCATAATCTTTTGATTCACTGGGTCGATTACATACCCCGCTCCGGCCAAAAAGTCTTGGAAGGCTTCTAGCACCTCGGCAATAGTTGCTTCTGAGGCTACTTCCATTGTTAGACGCCGCTTTGCACTGTATTCTTGTTCTTCTTCGTCTACACTATAACTAAATTCAAACATATCTAATCCCATAAACATTGATAATACTTTCCGAACAATCGGTAGCCGTTTGCGAGTCGCTCGCTATACTCTCGATAGTCCTCATCTGGAACGTCAACTAAGACGTCCTTCCCATCCACTGCCCACTGAAAAGCCCAAATCATTTCATCCAGCACATAATCCCATCGAGCAAACCAACGCTCTTCAAAAGGCTCAGAAATCGCCTCTTCTCCGGTATAGTCTGTATGCAGATTCTCAGGCACATCCTCATTGTATACAAAGGGAGCACCTTGCTTTGTTTCTTTTAGCTGCTTCAGCATTGGTAAAATAATAGGAGCAAGACTTGCATCCATATCCCAAGTATCCCACGCATCTATGTGAACATACTTTACTTTCTTTCCCATATAGACTATCATACTACTTCCTCTGTGACTTCAAAGAATACACCCTCTGGAGTATCCATAATTCGAGTAATTGCTCTACCTTCTAGCAGCATTCCCACTTCTATAAACGGCCCACCCGAGGGGTCGCAAAAGCCCAGGTCTAATAAATCTATATCCTCCTGACCTTCTTTTGTTCCAAACCGCATATAGTCTCTTTCCTTTTCGGGAATGTTGAAGTAGTAGGTAACACCATCCACTTTGTCGAAGCTATACTTTACACCGTGTCTGTTTTTCATGGTGCTGTCTATTCCCCTTGGTCACTTTTTCTGTCAATATATTCCTTTAACGGATTGTATACGTGATTAAGTAATCCCTCTGCTATGTCATCGTCTATGTCTTCCATTCTCAGCACGGGCTTGTCGAACGCTTTTTTATAGTTCTCCATATCAGCTCGGAGTTCATCTTCGGTTTCTCCGAAAGGAGATACGTTTCTTTCAGTTACAGCACATACACTACCCTCTGCATCGTAGTATACCTCATGCACTTCAAAGGTTCGTGATATTTCATGGTCTTCCGAAGGGTATGGAGTAGAGACTATTCTGTAGTTCCAGCTCATTACACTTGCTCCTCGTAGGTTCGTTCTGCTATATTAAGCAGTCCGTTGTCTCGTAACATCTGTTTTACGTCGGATTGTGACATAAACTTGATAGCCATTGTAAGAAGAAAGGAGGAGTGTACAATTCCGTCCTCTACCAGCATCATAGTTGCGTCTCGATAATCCATGCTTCTCTCCTTTATTTGAAACACTATTATACTAGCTTTTGAAAAAGATGTCAAGAATTATTTTGTTCTATCAACTCGAACCAATTAGTGTTCTCTGGTAGTATTTCAACTACATCACCAAACTTTTGTTCCAATTGATTGTATATGTTAGCAGTGTTGAGTGAGAGTCCATAGCCTCCTAGGTGACACCAGTATACAGAGCCGGACGCGCCATAGAACCCGTATAGATGTGCTTGCTTTTCTACACCAGTAATACCACTATTCAGTCTCCAGACTTCGGGAGCATCCCAACCACTCCATCCTGCGAGAACTTTGTAGAGTGGGGTGGTTTCTCTAGTAATTCTTAATACCACCCATTTATTTGGTATATACTCCATCTACAATCCTCTTAATGCAGTTCGTTCGTGTTTGCCTGAAACAGAAGCCGTGCCATCTCGTGAAGTATATCTTCGCTTATAATATGAGTAAAGGCTTCTACGCTTCCTGATAGTTTTTCTTCCAGTATTGCTACTTCTGCTTGAAGTATTCCTACTTCTTCGTTGAGGCAATCTATTGTATTAGATTGCCTCTTCTGGTTCTCCAGCAGCTTCCGAAGGGCTGTCTCCAGCTCCAGGTTTGTCATTTCGTTTTGCATATCTACTCTCCAGTATTCCTGCTTTTATTCGCTCTGCAACAGCTTTTTTTATACTGTCGAGCGAGGCTTCCATTATCTCGGCTATCTCTTTGTAAGGTAAGCCCATTCTGTGGTATTCATCCAACTCTGCTAAGGCATCGTCAGTCCACTTAACGTATGGCATAGATTTCTCCTTTTGCTGCTCTCTATTATACAGTTTTCGCACTTGTTTGTCAAGAATTATTTTTTTGAAAGTGCAGATTTCCCACTTTTTACAACTCAAACATAGTATAAATAAAACTTTTTTCTGTTATCTACATCCCGAACAATAGGTAAAGAAGACCACATGACCAAAAATAAAACTTTTCAAATCCCAAAAAATGTGGTATAATTTTATACTAAATTGGTAAACAATGAGGTCAATATGATACTTTCAACAACCAGCTATGGCGATGGTGATAGAGATATTTATGCGATTGGAGGGGAATCGGAATTAAAGGAGATTCCATCTCCGAACCCATAAGATTATCTCGTTCTTCACTATCGTCATAGCTAACCCCCGCTATCATAAGTTACAATCTAATAATTCTTGACGATTTATATGACTGAGGTAATTTAATAACCCCGTTACAAACCAAAACAATCCCGCAAAAGAAGCAAGGACTAAGTGAAACTCCGTGTTAATTTTGCCGAATTCCGAAGCGATTTTTCGTAAGAGGTAACGTATTTGAGTGCCTCTTTTTCCGCACTGACATCTAAACCGTAAGAGCCTTCTAACTTCCTGTGGGCACAGAGTATATAGGAGGTTGTGGTATCTTTTCCTGAATTTTCGTAGACTTTTAGCACTTCCACTACGAGTTGTCGGTCTTCACTTTCAAACGCAGATATACTTTTTTCTAGCT